CCCATACGCACATGCGCAAAGGTGTATGCACCATATGCGCCTTATATACGTATATAAGGCGCATATGGTGCATACACCTTTGCGCATGTGCGTATGGGTGTATATTGGGTTATGTGCCAGGGTGTATGCTTATAGTGTGCATGCACCTTTACACCTTGTATCTAGGCAGCACCTTGGCGCGCGGCCTTGCTTTGGTGAATCAGTAATCGCCCAGGACGAGAAGCCACTCGGATGGCTTGGGCAGGGCATACCCTAAAAGGACTCAGCGCTTCGCGCTGGCGTTTATGGCGCGGGAAACCCGCGCCGTTGGCGGGCTCCAGCCTGCGGAGAAGGGACGAACCAATACAGGCGGACAAGGTGGGCGCTAGCGCGCCGCTTTTTTTTATGATCTTTTGTACAAATGTTCTATTGCTCTTTTGTTCTTTTGTTCCTATTCTTGCACTCGTTGACCGACAAACCCATCACCAGGAATCCAGCCATGCCGAAAATAATCTCGGTGCTCAACCAAAAGGGCGGCACCACAAAGACGACCACGTCCACCAACCTCGCCGCGTGCATCGCTGCGCGTGGCCATAGCGTGCTGATCGTAGACCTCAACAGCGACCAAGGCTCGGCGACCGACTGGGCCGCCGCACAGGACGGCAACGACGTCGCCTGGCACGTGCCGGTTATCTCCATGGGCAAGCAACTGGCGCGCGACCTGCCGCGCGTGGCTGGCGCCTATGAGTTCGTGGTCATCGACGGGATCCCGCAGGTCAGCGAGCTAACGTCGGCCGCGATCAAGGTCGCCGACCTGGTGTTGATCCCGGTCCAGCCGAGCCAGTACGACATCTGGGCATGTGGCGACCTGGTGCAGCTCGTGAAAGACCGGCAGGAGCTGGCCGACGGGAAACCACGCGCCGCGATGCTGGTGGCGCGAGCGATCCAGGGCACGCGCCTGGCGCGCGAAGTCGAGAGCGCGCTGCAGGGCCTAGAGCTGCCCATCCTCGAGGCTCGCACGCACCAGCGCGTCGCCTACGTTGACGGCGTGCCGAAGGGCCGGAGCGTGATGGATCTGCGACCCACCGACGAGGCGCGGGCCGAGATCGAAGCACTGACCACCGAAGTTCTGGAGATCCTGCAATGAGCCTGAGCACCCAACGCCCCAGCCAGCGCGGCGCAGCGCCGGCCACGCCCGCACACGTCGAGAAGGCGCGCGCGGCGGTAACCAACGACCCGACCGAGAAGAAAATCCCGCTGCTGGCGCCGAAGCGCTATCACCAGGGATTGCAGGAAATTAAGGGCATGAGCGAGACGCCGGTAAAGCATCTGCTGCTCGAGGCGATCGACGACCTGTTCGAGAAGTACAAGCGCGGCGAGGGGCGGTTCGACGTCGGCAATGTCGCCGAACTGAAACGGCGCCTGGACGCCTTGAACTGAGAGAGGCGCCCGGCCAGCGGCGGCAACCGCTGACCAGGCAGACACAAGCAAAAACCCTGAGAGGATCTAACCCATGTCAGCGAACGACTATACCACCGCGTCAAACCTACCGCTCGCCCGCATCGCAGGCCCCACGGCTCGCGCCCTGGCCTGCGCGTTCATCCTGCAGCACATGCCCGCCCGCCTGCGCGTCGACGCCCTGGCCGCTATCGCGAGGGCCGCATAATGACGACCAGCCAAGCCCGCGCCCTCGAGGCCGCTGCCCAGCGCATTGCCGCCGCCATGCGTCGCGACTATCGCGCCGTTCGCATGCTCGACCACTACCTCGGCCAGGTACGCAAGCCGGACCCGAAAATCGTCGAGATCGTGACGGCGGCCGACGAGATCGTTCGCCCGCTCCTGGACGCCATCACCGGCGCCGAGGACGAGAAGTCGCTGCTGCAGCACCGCGTTCGCACCTGCCAGACCGAATGCATCGAGCTCGCCGACTACGTCCGCGCGCTGCCCGGACGCCTGCCCGCGCATATCGATGGCCAGGTCGACGGTGTGCCCTTCCGCACCTGGCTCGAGGCAGAGGTCACGAGCGCCCCGGTGCCGCACTACGCTCACCCAGGACAGGAGCCCAAAGCATGAGCCGCCGCAGCAGTTCCAGCTCGCTCGAGATCCTGCTCGGCCTCCTCGGGGGCGCCCTGGTGGCGATCGGCGCTTTCATCTGGCGCGTTTACACCGCAAAACCTGAATATGACGACCAGCCAACACAAGGGAGTGACCAGCAATGACCAACGCCACGAAAATGAAGAACGCCAGCCGGATCAGTGACCTCGAGCTTTACGAGCTGGTCGTCGCCATGTACCCCGAAAAGTTCGCCGCGCGCGACGAGGCAGGCGACGACTTGTGGGATGAAGTGATGGAGTTCGTCGAGGACGACCTCGTCGGCGAGCTGCTGTGCGACGAGCAAGGCCTGCGCGAACTGCTAGGGCGCCTTGTACTGCTCACCATGCCAATGGGAAGCGCCATAACCGGCAAGGTTCACCACTGCCTCGGCACGGTTGAGATCCGCGACGGGCAAGCCTACATGACCGCAGCGATCAGCCGCGACGTCGAGATCGAGGCGCCGCTGCCAGAGCAGGCCCCAGGCGCGCGCGCCGGGCTTGAGTGGGCGATTGCCCGGTGCAAGGCCCTGCAGTCGCAAGGCTTCCCACAGACGCGCCTTGACGTGCTGATCAAGGATTTCGAGGGGCGCCTATCCGTCCAGAGCGAGAAAACCAAGGCGCTCGAGGCGGGACTGCGCGTGGCGATTGCGCGATGCGAACTCCACCTATCGCAAGGGTTCAGCCACTCCACGCACGACGTTCTGATCCAGGATCTCGAAACCCTCCTCGAGCAGCAGCCAGCCGAGGGTGTCGAGCAGGCGTTCCCGTGCTGGAACTGCCATCTGCCGGTTTCGATGACTGCGCGCGGGGAGGCCGACGGGAATTGCCCGCACTGCAGCGTCGAGCTCGACCTCGAAACCTGGCCAAAAAAGGAAGCATGACCCATGACGACCACTATCAAGCGTTACACCGTCAAAGACTCGTGGAAGGACTACAGCGTCACCCTCGAGGTCGATCATTCAATCCTGACCGCCGAGCGCGCGAAGATGATCAACGATTTTTGGAGCAGCAACGACGACCGCGAAAGCGCCGAGGACGGCGACGTCGTGCGGGCCGTGATTCGCTTCGCTGGATCCAACCTGATGAACATGATGCTGCGCCATGGCGGAACCGACTTCACCGAGAAGACCAGAGGCCCCATTTTCAACGACAGCCCGGGGCCGATCTGGACAAAGGATCTTCACGACGAGGAAGGCTGGGGCGGATCCGAGGAGGGCAACCCGTTCGGATGGTGCGGGATCCGCTGCCTCGAGGCAGCAGTCGACGTGCCAGGATTCGACGACGTCGAGCTCGAGGAGGTGTCGCAATGACCCGCGCCCTGGCATTCAGGCCGTCGATGATCGCCAAACGCAAGGAGTGCGGCAGCGAAAACCTGACCTGGCAGACCACCAACGAAAACCGCTCCGGGGCTCAGCAAGGCCGCCTCAGAACCGGCGACATCGAGTGCCTGTTCTTCCTCGGCTGCGACGACTGCTCGGAAACCCTGGCCACGGTCAAGGCCGACCGGGTGGCTGAACTGATGAACGCGGGCTGAGGCGACCAGGACGCGGCCGACGCGAGACGCTACCGCAAGCTGCTGCATGCCGGCCTGCGATTCATGGCCGGCGGCGTGCTACACAAGACGAAAGCAGAGACCGACGCGCTGCCAGATCCGCTAACGATCGGCGGGATAAAGGTCGTGATCGACGAGACGCTGCCACTAGGTAGCTGGCGCATCAGCGGCCAGAAAGAAGCCGACCAGGAGTAAAGGCCATGCATGACCCCGAACCTTTTTACGCCGACTGCCCGCACTGCGACCGCCACGAGTTCCGCGACGAGGACGACTGGTTCGAGCACGTCAGCATGTGCGAATGGGAACAGGAGCAGGATCGCCTTCGCGACGAGGAGGAGTAACCCGGCCCGGATGTCACCACACCCACAAGCCCGCCCCTCGGCGGGCTTTTTGTTACCCTGCGCCCGCCAACTTAGGAGGGGCTGCAGGATGAAAAAAGCAGTAATCGGGGGCGCGATCGCCCTCGGCATACTCGGCGCGCTGGTGATGGATCTGCGCGGAAAGGAAACGCGCGGCCTGGCCAACGCCCACCGGGCGGCCGGCTTCGAGCCGAGTTGCAAGGCGATCGAGGACAGCGGCAACACGTGGGCCGTCTGCGAATACGCCGGGGCGCCGAGCGTCTGGATCCAGGCCGGCGACGATTGGGCAACGGCCAACGGCAAGGCCCGGCAGGTCGTCGACCACCTCGAGCAGAAAGGACCAGGGCCTTACCAGGATCTGCCGCACCTGGTCGTCGGCAATGGCTCGCCATCGATGCCGGCCGCCGTGCTCGATCGCTTGAACTAGGACCAGAAACGACAAAAGCCCCCACCGCCGCGAGGCAGTGGGGGCTTTTTCATGGGCACAAAAAAACGCCCCACAGCCGAAGCCATGGGGCGCGCGTCACTCCTGCTTTCCGTCCGGATAACTCGCCTCGATCGTGCAGCGGTAGCTCTGCTGCCTGGATCCGCTCGAGGTCACCTTGTCGATCGACCAATCGCCACGCATGAACGATGGCCACGTCGCATCGAGTTCGACCAGGCCCTCGGCGCCGAACGCCGGATTGCCCGGGCAGTCGATCCGGAGCTTTGCCTCCTGGCGCTTGGCCTTGCGCAGCTCGCCCTCGGCGGCGGCCTTGGCCTCGCCCTCGTTCTGGTAGCGCTGGCGCACCTTGCGGAACGGCTCGCTGCCCGTCTCGACAATGATCTCCTTTCCGCTGCCGCCATCCCACCAGGCCGTTTTAACGCCCTTGACGCGGATCCGCGCATCGTTGTCGATGCTGGCCGCGATGAACGCTTTGCTGCCTGGCCGGTTGTCCTGCGTCACCGACAGCGTGACCTTCGGCATCGGCTTGCCGCTCAGCGTCTTGAGCTGCCCGCGCCGCGCCAGAACATACAGGTCGTTGACCGGCTTCGCGACCGCGTCGAAACGCTTGGCCAGGCGCGTCAGGAACGCCGCGTCGGTCTCGTTCGACTGGTCGATGTGAACGACCGCGATCGCCTCGAGGTCGGCAGCGACGCGAGGCGTAAACCCATGCCGGCCGACCACGCGCCGGAACACTTGGCCGAGCGTGGTCATGGCGTAGGTTTCGGAGCGTCTGGCCTTGAAGCCGGTCGGATCCGTGACCTTGAACGGTGCCGCCGTGGCGACGATCAGCATCAGCGCCGGAAATAGCTGCGGCGTCACGCGCGTAACCGTGAACTCGCCTTTATCGACGAGCCCGGTCTCCTGGTAGCCCACGCGCAAACCGATCTTGTTGTCGAAGCTAGGCAGGCCGTCCAGGCCCTCGATGTTGACGGTCAATTTCAGTTGATCCGACTCGATGCCGGCGGCGTCGACGTGCTCCCAATCCACGAGCCGCGCATTGATCAGCGCCGCGTTCGCGCCGTAGACCTCGACGGCCGGGGTATATCCGATTTCCATCACTCGCCCCCGCCTTCGAGATCCTCGGGATATGCCCACGCCCCGTCCGGCGAGACGAGGGCGCCCGGAGAGCTCCCGGATTCCACGTCACGCGCGACCGCATAGCCCAGCGGGTGCAGGATCTCGCGATTGATTCGCTCGAGCAGACCGAGCCGCGAGAGCTCGTTCCAGTCGATCCACTTCGGTTTGTCCGCCATGCTTCCCCCTTAGTCCCAGGCCGTCAGCGGCGCCGCCTGCGCGGGCGCGTTGGCCAGCTCAGGAAGCGCGACCCGCACGCCGGCCGGCAATACGGTGCCGTATTCCGCGAGGTCAGGATTGACCAGCCAAAAGGCCTCCTCGGCCGCGTCATCCGACCGACCGAGCTCGCGATATAGCAGCGTGTTCGCCGTGTCACCGGCGATCGTTCTGACCTTACGCATTGACGAATTCCGATAGCTCGAGCGTCCAGTTCAAAAGCGAGGCGGTGCCGTCATCGATGACACGCTCCTGATCCTCGCTTACCCCGTCGATACGCCAGCGCCCCCAGTTGCGGCCGAGGCCGTCCACCAGCGTGAACGGCGCCCGGCTGTTCGCCATGGCTCGCAGCTCGTCGACCTTGGCCATCCCCGCGCCCCACTGCGCTTTCCCGCTCAGGCGCAAGGTTTCGAGCCCCTGGCCGGTGTTATGCGACAGGGGTTTGCTGCTGATGATGTCCAGGTCGACCCAGCCGCCCATTGTCTTGCGTGCAAGGCGGTCGTAGGGAAAGCCCGTGGCGAGCCCGAACACGAACTCGCCGAGTGCCAATTGCTGCGGCATCAGTTACTCCCGTCAGTCAATGCGGCGCCACGCCGAACAGCGAGCGGATCCATGGCCATCATGGGCAGCATTTCGGCCTTCATCCGCTGCATGATCGAATCGCCCAGCGCCTGCGAGGTGGCTTGGTCGGCGCCCTGGATGGTGATCACGGGCGCGAACGTGGTTTGCCGGTTGTCGGTATTGGTCACGATCTCTTTCGCGGTCGCCTCGGGCGAGCTCAGCCGGTCGACCAGGGCGCCCAACTTCTCGCCGATCCACTCGCCCGCACTGCTGCCCGCCAGGCCGCCAATTGCGCCGCCAACGATACCGCCGGCCGCCGTGCCGACGATGGGCACGACCGAGCCGATCGCCGCGCCTGCAGCCGCGCCGGCCCACATGCCGCCGAGACCGCCGGCAGTGCTGCCAGCCGCGCCGCCGATCTCCTCACTGGTGCCGCCGTCGCTGATCACGCTCGCCAGGTTCATCGCCCCCGCCGCCAGCACGAGAGGCGCCGCGCCACGGCCAGCAAGGCCCGCCATCTTGCCACCGAGGCCCTTCCCCCCTTTCCCTGGCCTTCCGCCTGCCCCTGCCCCGCCAAGGCCGCCAGCGACCCCCAGACGACCCATGGCGGCGTTTAGGCGCAGAACTGCAGCGTCGGCCGTGGTAGCCGAGCGCAATGTCGTCGCGTCGAGCTTGGCGCGGGCCAGGCCGGCACGGTTGAACGCCTGGCCGACCATCAGCCCGACGAACTTCAATCCCAGCGCGCCGACCTTGAGCGCGGCCAGGCCACCAGCGGCGACGGCAAGGCCGGAGGTGATCATCGGGAACGTCTCGGCGAACCAGGACAGGCCGTCGACGAGTGCGCCCAGCGGCACGAGCGTGGCATTCAGCGCCGGCAGCATGGCGTTACCGACCAGCGTCGAGAGGCGCGTCAGGCGCGCGACGAAGGCATCCCAGCCACCGCGCGCCGTGTTCGCCTTGCCCTCGGCCTCGGTCATCATCGAGCCCGCACGGTCGGCCGAGCTGGCCACCATGCCGAACGCGCGCTCGACCTCGCCCAGGTTCTGCAGCATCGGCATGATCGCGCCGATCGACTCCGAGCCGAACAACTGCGTCGTCAGCGCCGATTGTTCCTCGACCGGCTGCGCCTTGATGGCTTTCAGCACTTCCATGATCGTGCCCGGGGCGTCCTGCTGCATCTGCCGCGCCAGGTCGCCGGGATCCATGCCCAGGCTCGACCAGGCCTCGCGCTGCCCCTTCGTCGACGCGTCACCCTTGGTCAGCGCCGCGAGGAAGTTTTTCATGCCGGTACCGGCGATTTCCTTCTCGGTTCCCGGGTTGAGCAGTGCCGCCGACAGTGCCGCGCTTTGCTCAGGTTTCAAGCCGGAGGCCTGCCCCACCGCGCCATAGCGTTTCACGACGGACGCGATGTCGGCGGGCGTGGCGTTAAAGCTGTTGCCGAGGTGGTTCGTTGCGTTGGCCAGGTCGAGCGTTTTCTCCCGATCGAGGCCCATGGACGCACGCCAGCCGGCCATGATCGACCTGGCCTCCTCGGCGCCCAGGTCGAACGCGCCGCCCATGATCGCCGCGTCGCGGGTGAAGTCCATCACCGCGCGTTGCTTGCCCTCGGACGTCTTCTCGTCGTTGCCGATGCCCGATTGCCCGGCCGCGTACTGGATCTTTGCCAGGTCGACGGCCGTGATGCCGCCGGAGGAGATCAGCCGGTCGCGCGCCAGTTTCAGGTTCGCGTTCGACATCTCCTCGCGCTGGTTGCCCTCGAACTTGATCACCTTGGCCACGTCGGCCATGGCGACTTCGAGTTCCATCGCCTGCGCGACCGGCTTGGCGGCCATGTAGCCGATGGCGGCGGTCTCGACCATCTGCCCCCGGAGATCCGCGCGAGCGGCCCGGTTGCCGTCGATACGCCCCTGCGCCTGGCGCACCGCGTCCAGGCGAGCCCGCTGCGCCTGCAGCGCGGCGTTCGCCTGCTCGGTCGCGGACTCGAGGCGCTTCTGCTCGGTCGCCAGCTTGGCGGTATCCACTCCGGCGCCGGTCAAGGACGTCTCGAGGCGCTTTAGCTGGTTCGCTTCCGCGCGCTGCGCCGCCTCGAGCGTGCGAACGCTCGCGGTGTTCTTGTCCTGCGCGGTCTCCAGCTTCTTGACCTCGGCCGTCGCCCCGGCCAGGGCCGAGCCGAGGCGCTGCTGCTGCGCGCGGGCCTTGCTCACCTCGGCCGCGCTGGCGCCGGTCGCGGTCTCCAGCTTCTTGAGGGCCGTAGACGCCGCAACATACTCGACGCCGAGCTGCTCGACCTTGGCCGCCGCGTCGGTATGCGCGCGGCCTAGGCTGGCCTGCTCGACGCGGGTCTGCTGCAGTAGGGCCTTCGTTTTGCCGAGCTGACCCTCGAGCTTCACATAACCCGAAACGTCGCGGGCGGCGCTGTTGAGCTTCGAGATTTCGGAGCGCGTGGCCTTGATGTCCTCCTCGAGGGCGCCGGCCTTCTTGCTGAAATCGCCGAACGTCTTCGAGAAGCCGTCGACGGCAGCCAGCCGCAGGGAATACTTCGATTCGGCCATGCCCTATTACTCCCGTTTTACACCGAGGCGCGCGAGCGCCAGTTCATAGCGCCGCAGGCCCTTGCCGGCGTCCCACTCCAGAATTTCCGCCTCGCTCACGTGGTAAACGAGGGGCACGACATCGAGGATCACTTCGACGTCGCGCTCCGAAAGTAGTCCGCCGGTTTGTTCAAAAAATCACCGAGGCGCCCCTGCAACTGGTGCCAGTCTGGCAGCGACAACTTCACGATGTCGGTAGGCGGAATGCCGGTGCAATGCGAGCTGATGAACTCGGCGGCTTTGGCCGGATCCTTCTCGGCCATCATCACCTTCGTCGCTTTCATCGTCGGCACTTGCAGACGGATCCGGTCGACGGTCTGGCCGAAACTGCGGATCGGCACGAGCATCGGCACGTCGTCAGGGTTTTCCGGCTTCTTGCCGGTGAAGAAATAGGCCGGCTGGTTGACGTATTCGGCCAGCCAGGCGGAAAGGCTGACGTAGTCCGGGCGCTTGAGCTCCTCGATCGTCTCGAGCGTCAGGCCGGTGGCCAGGACGGCCAGCTCCTCGAAACGGGCATCCTCGTCGGTACCGGCGCGGGCGAGCGCGGCACGATGCTCGGCCACGGTGAAGGCGCGAAGGGTCAGTGTGTCGAGGGTCGAGCCGTCGGGCAGTTGAATCGGCCAGTGCAGCGGCAGCGGTTTAGGCGTCCAGGTCATGCGAGTTTTCCTTCCAGAAACGAAAAAGCCGCCCGGAGGCGGCTTTAGGAGGGTTGCAGCGGTTACACCATGCCGACCAGGCGGCGGGCGCCCTTGATCATGTCAACGCCATTGACCACGACCTTTTGCGTGCGGGTGTTGATGTCGATCACCGGAACGCCCATTTCTGCGCGGGTGTAGGTCGTCAGGGCGATTTCAAGGATGGTGACAGGCTTGTCCTTCATCTTGAGGGTTTTCTCCTCGAGCTTTTTCAGCTTGCCGCCGCACACGTGGTACGTCACCCACTCGTTGCCGTCGCCGTCCTCGCCGGCCTCCTGCACCGTCAGCAGCACGTTATCGCCGCCGCTGACGCCCAGCGCTGCCATAATTGGCAGGCCAACGCCCTGCAGCGTGAGCTTGGCCGTCAAGGCCTTCATGCCCTTGGCCATTTCTTCCGAAACGAATCGGCCGCCCTGGAACTCTTCCATTTCGAACTCAATCGGGGGCGGGTCGAACTCCTCGACCGTTTGCATCAGTGGCAGACCCTGCAGGGTTGCCGCGATCGCTTGTCTAACGCGGTTCGTGAACATTAAAGGACGTCCTCCAGGAACTCTTCGATGATTTCATCGGTGGCGTTGAGCTGGTAGATCATGTGCTCGTTCGGCGCGTAGCGGCCGTAATCGATGCAGACGTACCAGGTGCCGTTTTTGTACTTCTCGACGCTGTTCAGCTCGGGGTGCAAATACACCTTGCCGCCCGGGATGGTCTCGTCGGCCACGAGCGTCTGAATCCAGTCGTCAATTCGCTTGACTTCCTGCTCCATGAACGACTTCGTCAGGTTCTTCGCCATCGCCTTTTGCGCCGCTTTCACGAGCTTGCGGGTGATGGCGTCCTCGAGGCCGACGTAACTGATGAACTTGCCGGTGATCGAGCGGTTACCGATCAGCGAGAAGCCGCCGAGCGTGGTGCGGGCGTAGTAGCTGACGCCGTAGCGGTTCAGCAGATCGCCGGTCGTGGACTTGTCGAGGATGTTGTATTCGACAGTCCGCGAGACGTCGGCCGCATAGGTCACCTGGTTGCCCGGGCTTTCCCATTGCTTGACCGCAGCCATCGCGGCGATGGCCAGCGAGGACGGCGGCAGGAAGACGTTCGCCTTCGCCGCCTTGGAGTAGACCGCCGGCATCTGGTGGACCAGGTAAACGCGGTCATAGCCGAGCTCGGCGCCGCCGATCGAACCGCTGTTCAGGACTTGCCCCTCGACGTCCAGGTCGACGCCGTCGACCACCACGCGCGCGCGGATCCGCTTGCCGAAGCTGGCGAGTTCGCTATGCACGGCCTGCATATCGGAGAAGCCCGGGGCGCCGATGATGGTCGGCACCTCGGGCGCGGTGGCCAGCGCCGGAATGCCGAGGATCTGGCCGGTCGCCGGATCGACGCCGCCGATGACGTTGTTCAGCGTGTCGGCCGGCGTAGCGCCCTCCTCGACGACGATCACGTAAATCGGCACGGTCACGACCTTGAGGATCTGATCCACCACCATGAACAACGAGCCGGCTTGCGTGCCGGTCGGGTCCAGCATGGCGGCAAGGGTGCGCGAGTTGATGCGGAAAGGCGCGTTCAGCGGAACGCCCAGCGCCTTGTTCGGGGCGGTACCGACCAGGCCGATGACGTTATCGCCCAGCCCGCCCATGGCCTCGGGCGACTCGGTCGCCTCGACCGATACGCCGTTGTGTTCGAAATTGGTTACCTCAGCCATTCGCCTGGTTCCTTACTTCGTGGTTTTCTTGGTTGCGGGTGCCGGGGCGGCTTCCGCTTCGGGGGCCGCTGCTGCGGCTTCTGGCTCAGCGACAGGCGCCGGGGCGTGCTCGAGGCGCCCGGCCTGGACCAGGGCGAGCGCCTGGACGTCCATCAGCTCGACGACGTCGCCTTTCTTCGTCCAGTGGCCGCCGCCGGCGGGGTAGCCGCGCAGGACCTGGTAACGCTTGGTTTGCTTTGCCATGTGTGCTCAATCTCCAGGCACAAAAAAACCGCTTTCGCGGCTTCGGGGAAGGGTCAGGAAGTGGCCGAGGTCAGATGGCCTTAAACGGGTTGATTTTGTACGTCATGCCCTTGCCAGGCTCGTCGCTGCCCTCGTGTTCGGGCTTGATCTTGTAGCCCAGACGCAGCACGAAGGCGCGCGTGGTGTTCCATTGGTGGACGAGGTAGAAGCCATACCACCGGGAACGGCCGCCAGCGTGCCGCGCGGCGACGAACTGCCAGCCGGAATAGCCCGGCTTATCTTCGACGACAGACGCGCCCAGGAAGCGAATCACGCACTCGCTGACAGGGCAGTTAAAGCCGGGCACTAGCCGCAGGTTGTTTACCGGGTTGCGCACCGCCGCCCACCACCAGCGGGCCAGCCAATCCGTTTTGGTCAGCGGATCCAGCGGCACGCCGAGCCGACGCAGAAGCGGCAGCAGGCCGAACAGAACCGCCGCGTCGCAATTGTCGTCCCACCAGCCGCGCTTATCGCCCTGCAGGCCGTCGTAATCGTTGCCGAACAGCCACGCCCAGCGCGGCAGGTTCTCGATCAGGCGGCCGTCGCTGACCGAGTGATCGATCACAGAGAAGGGCATCGCCAGCGCAACGACCGGCAGGCCGACCAGGATCAGCACGACGCGCACCACCAGGAGCGCGAGCCACTGCAGCGAGGCGAACAGAATCGCGAGGAGCCAGCCGGCGCCCCGTTGGGTCTTTTCAAACATTGGAGATCCTCAGAAACGCAAAAGCCCCCAGGGCGGGGGCTTTCAGGAGTGGCGGCGCGGCTTACTCAGTCGGCCAGGGAAACTCGGCCTGGATCTCGGCGAACCGAGCCATGCCCCGAGCCTTTGCCGCGTCTGCGGCCTCGGCGTTGCCGAGCAGCGTTTCGCGCTGCGCCTCGGCGAAGTAACGGTCGGAGCCAGTCAGCGGGTCGGCGTAGGCGCGCAAACGCTGCCCTTCGATCTGGTCACGCGTAAGCGCCGCAGGCGGGGGCGGATCTACCAGAATCGGCAAGCCCTCGGCGTCGTGACTGCGTACCTTTCCGGGGGCGGGGTTGGCGATTACCTCGTCGTAGCGCTTCGCTGAGATAGGCACCGCATCGGGCGGGATCGCGTCGCCGTGAATGGCCAGCAAGTAGATGCAACCGGTGTTCTTACTGTAGAGCATGCGATCTCCTTAATTGCCAATAGCAAAAACGCGCAGCGTGTAACTGCCGGCGGCGTCTGCGTCCGCTATGTAGAAGGTTGCAGCGCCTAGGCCGGGGTCACCACCGCCGCAAAGACGCTCAAGCAGCGACCCATTTCCGTTGCCTCCTAGCGTGTGCTGGAATGCCCAAACGGAAAAGCAGTTAGCAGGAAACGCTAGCGTGTAAATCCAGTTCGCCGAAACCGGCGCATTGATCGCCGACTGCGTAATCGTGAGCCGGCCCCATTGGAAGATAAAGCCGCCCAGCCAGGAAGGCAGCGCTATGAATCCGTTGATGCCGGGGCTGATCGAAAAACCGAGCCGGAGCTTTTTCGGCGTGACTATCGTCGCATCATCCGCACCGGCATTAACTTGGACGCTTGTCGCAACCTTAGCCACGCCGAGCACGGTCTCAGTCGCTTGCACGACCTTTTTAGCGATTGCCTGAAACACGCGCAGAGGCGACATCCAAGCGTCCTGGTTTTCGCCCGTCTCTGCCTCCTCCTGCGTTGCTCCCGTCGTGGTGGTATGGAACGCCGACGAGCCCCACATAAGGCGCCCCGCGCTGCTCATCCACATTCGCATACCCAGCAGACCACCCCAGTGCCAGCCGATCGAGGGCGCCTTACCCTCAGATTGACCGGGCCCGGAATCCGCCAGGGCTTCGCGAACTTCAAGCGCCGTATGCTGATACGTTGTGCCTTCCTGACTAGCAGCCAGAATCGGGTGTTGAGTGCTCGGCGAGCCAACCTTCAGGGCATCTGTGATGCCGTATCCCGCAAGCGTTGTCGGATTGGTACCGCCCGTGATTCGGCCGTACTTGTCGACCGTAACCGATCGATAGGTGCCCGCGCTGATGCCAGTGCGGCCGGCCAACATCTCGAAGGCCAGGGCAGTGGCGCCGAGCGCGATCGGTGCATCGGTGACCAACTGCCAAACGCTGTCACCGTTCGCCGCACCCGCCTCGACCGGCACGAGCAGGCCCGGGGTCACCTCGATACTCGCGTCGGCATCAGCCGCCCTTGACCATGCGCCGACAGCGGCCACATAGATGCCGTTTTGCGTGCCGTCGGCCTGGTTTTTCACGAGAACTCGGTCGCCCGCGACCACCGCAACGCCGTCGACACTCTGCGGCCCCGTCAGGACGATCGCCGCAGTGGTGGCCACTCGTACCGAATTTTTTCTATCGCGCTTGGCCAGCTCGGCAGCGACGTAGTCGACCACATAAGCCCGCGTCGCTTTGACGACTGTATCATCGACCACCAGCGTGACCGATTCGGCGTTACTGGTCTCGAAGATCGCCCGAATGTAGAACTCTTTCCCGGCTCCGGTTGCAAGCTGCGGCTTGAAACTCTCCGGATACTTGCCGATCGCGTAGAGGATCCCGCTATCGGTCCAGAAGCCCACCTCGCGCACGTACCAGCCGCCAACGTCATCGGGCAGAGACAGCTCGCCGACCAGGTAGCTCGGGTTTGTCGCATCCTGCAGCAGCGCATTGATCGGCCCGCGCCACACTTCCCGCGCAAGGGCTGTTTGCGCGGCGCCCGGGTTATAGACTGCGCCGTTTCCATCGCCGACCGACATTTCGACCAACTTGATCGGCAAGCCCAAGGCCTTACGATTCGCTTCGTAGGCCAGGCCGGCCGACGTCAGGATGGTGTAAAACTCTTGCTGTGCCATCACGCCTCCAGCGGGTAAATGGTGGTCATCTCGACCGTGTTCAGTGCCGCCGCGATATAAACCGGGTTGCGCTGCTCGAGCGCGGTGGTCTGCAGCGGATAGATGGTTGTCGTCTCGCCGCAAAGCAGCGCCGAGGCCTTGTAGGTGCGCGAGGTGGCACTCAAGCCAATACGGATCGTCAGCAGATCCCGCTCGCTCTTGGCGTTAGCGAGGCGCTGATCGAGCCGGGCGTTTGTCGCCTCGTCGAACGGCCGATCAGCCCATGCGATCACATCGAAGGTATATGGCGCGCCTGGCGGGCTCATTTCGTACCAGGCTGTCACCTGCGGGCGCATCTGCAGCCCATGCACCGCCAGAGCCAGGGCGTGACGAGTGCCGGCCAGGCGCTTGACCGACCAGGCGCCGGCCACCGTGGCGCGCTTTTCTGCCTCGCTACCACTCGCCGACCATTCGTTTACGCCGCGATCGGCGGCCAGGTAGGGCAGGAACTCGGCAGGCGTGGTCTGCGGATCCATCAGCGCCGGAAATGGCGGCTGGATCCGCTCGAGCAGCTTGTCGAATGCCAGGTCTAGCCCGGCCTCGAGCAGCGAGCGGTTCGGCGGCAACACGCTCAGCCGCGGGGCTTCGTCACTCATAGCGTCCGGACCTCGATCTCGACGCCCTCACAAAAGGGCGCCTGGCTGGCGGTGCATTCGATCGGGGCCAGCGGCTCGAGCAGCTCGAGCCGCTCAGCGCCTGCCGCGTGCAGCACGTAGTCGATCCGGCTCGGGTCGACGTAACCCTCCAGGATGTGACGTTCGCCCGCGTAGGCCGCGAGAGCGGCCTCGCCCTGGTCTTTCGTCAGCGCGGAGTCAGGGCCGGCGTTGATGTAGACGATCGCGCGGATCTGGTACCGAACGATTTCGGCGGCCTGGACGGTCACGAGATCCGTCTCGGGGCACACGTCATCACGCGCAAAGTGCGCGCGAACCGTGTCGAGCAGATCCGCCGACGGCGTGCCATCACCATCGCGAGCCAGCACCGTGACGGCGACTTGGCCCGGGGCGGCCTGGCGACCGTTGGCGTCCTTCACCTTGGCCGCCATGCTGTCGGCGCCGAACGTGTAGGTGACGACAACCTGGTTCGCCGTCGGCGCCTGGACGCTTACCTTGGCGCGCTCGCCGAGGGTCATCGCCTCGCGGCGGTACTGCAGGCGGGAACCGGCGGCCGGGGCGTGCGGCGCCAAGTAATAGCGGATCCGCGCGTCGAGGTCGGACTCCTCCTCGGCCGGTACCGGCGGGAAGGCATTCGGATCGCCTTCGCTGATGACGCGGCGCTCGAGGCCCATGTCGGCGAGGCGGGCGTCGAGGTTCGTGCCCTCGGCCCACCAGGCGAGCATTTGTTTGATTCGCGCGTTGTAGCGGCGTTCGTGTGTCTGCAGGCGCACGGTCACGGCCTGCAGCAGCAGCGACAGCAGCTCGCCGTCGCTCTCGAGCGACTCGGCGACCCGCGCGGCCTTCTCCGGGTCGCGCGCTTGGATGTAGGCCAGCGTTTCGGCCTTGAATTCCTCGAGCAGCGTTTCGAACTGCTCGACCTTGACGATCTCCGGCTCGGCCAGTTGGTTGAGCCCGGGAATAAGCATCGTGCTCACGTGACCACCTCGAACGACATTTTTCGGTTTTTCCAGGTACCGGCAAGGCGCAGGCGCAGCCCGGCGCCCTCACGGGTCGCGATGACCGTCTCCGGCTTGAACTCGCTGATGCCGTTCGCCTGGTTGTAAAAGGCGTCGATGGCGTCGCCCTGCGCGAGGATCAGCAGGCCGTCGCCCATGTTCTTGGCCAGGCGCGTCGGCAGCCGGCACCCATACAGCGGGCGCTTTTGCCGCGTGCCGAGCGGCGTCGTCAGGGCGCGGGTCGCGCGCTGGACGAACTGCGGCCAATCGTCGAGCGTGGCGCCCGTGTCGCGGTCGATTCCGATCATTTTTTCGGTTGTCCTGATACGGCTCCGACCTGCGGCTGCGTGTCGTCGTGGACGTGCGTCTCGCCGATGTTCGTGCCGTTGTGATCGACCAGGCCGCCCACATGCGAGAAGCCGGCGGCGGTGACCTTGAAGCCCACCGCTCCCAGCATCACGACGATGCCCTCGCGGTCGGCCTTCACTGATAGCGGGCCGTTCTTCCAGTTGAACGCGTGGGCGGCGTGGTCATAGCTGCTTTCGGTGCCGTCCGGGTACGTGCGCCGGACCAGCTCGGGCGCCGTCGAGGCCAGCGGGAACGAGTCGCGCGGCAAGCCGCACAAGGCGACCGACTGCGCGCTGCCATCACCGCCGCCATAGTTGATCAGCAGGCATTGCTCGCCGACCGAAGGGTGACGGGTTTCGTTCACCTCGCCGGCGGCCGGGTTGAAGTACTTCACCGGCGGCGACGTCAGATCGCCGTGGCTGACCTTGCACGTGCCGGACGTGGTGTCGACGCTGGTCACGGTACCGAGGCGGGCCTGCCCCTCGGCGCGGCGCTGCAGATCATCGATTTCCGCCTCGAGCTCGAGGAGCCGATCGAGGATCGGCGCCAGGGAGAGGCGCAGGTATGCGTCGAACATTACGCCCCCTCGAGCGGTGCGAACTCGTCCTCGGAAAGGGGCGAATCATCATCGAGCCGCCAAGAAACCAGCGGCATGCTAGTGATGCGCGGCTCCTCGGTCGGCATGCCTGGCGTGATCACCTGGCGGAACGTCACGCCCCAGGCGTCATAACCGTCGTCGCCCTTCTGGAACATCGACGGGCCGCTGTGCATGTCGCACGGCACCTCGCAGTTCAGGCCACGGAAGCCCCAGCGATTGAGATCAGCCAGGCGCTCGAGGCATGTGGCCAGGTTGCCCGCCTCGAGCGCTGCAAATTTGCGCGAGCGGGCGACTACTGCATGCAGTGTCACGCTCACGGTGTGGGCATAACGCCCGTCGTTCTGCCGCTCACTCGGCGACGTGCGCTCGAGCTCGACCAGCACGGTCGCGTCGCCGACGTAACCGTCCCACTCCTCGTAATTCGCCACGCTGACGCCCAGGCCTGCGGCATGGATGGCGTCACCGATCGCGAAAAACAGATCCGACAGCTTGTCGAGCGGCCGGAAAACCTTACTGACTGAGGACATAACGGGCTTCCTGTTCGAACAGCTCGGCGAACCGCTCCATCGCGCGCTTTTCCCAGCGCGACAGCACGTCCATGGCCGGGCCGTCCCAATCTTCCGTCACGCGCTCGATCGGCAGGCGCTCGCGGCCCTTGCGCCGCCAAACGAGGCGGTGCCGGGTTTTCATCGGGGAGATAAACGCGTCGTCGTAGGCGCGGTGCCCGACCCTGACGCCGGTCGGGGTCTGCTCAGGCGTGCCCAGGTAATGCACGCTGATCGGGTTCAGGCCTACCCACAACTTGACTTCGTTCGCGGTCGATCGGCTGTTGATGATGTAGCGGTGACGAACCGGGCTTTGCGTGATGCGCAGCTCGCGGGCGATTTCCCGCGTGCTGTGCGTGCGCAGCCATAGCGCGGTTTTGCGCAGGGCACGGGCGGCGGCCAGGTCCAGTTTTTTCGGAGCGTCCCGGAGGAGCTCCTCGACGCTGGACCAGCCGTCCGCCTGCAGATTTAGTTCGTAGCCTGCCATTTTCCGCGCTCCGGCTTGGATTCCCGCGCCCCGTAGGGCACGAGGGTCATCAGCGAGCGGATCCGGCCGAGCGGTTCGACGTTGGCGATCGACCAGGCGACGCCGTCGACCTCGATGCGCTGCGCCCGGTACAGCTCGGGCACGTCGCGCGTCGCGACCTGGACTTTCACCTGGTCGGGCCGCACGCGCAGGTTTGCCGCGTTGGGATCGATGCCGGAGCGGTACAGCGGCCCGGACCGATCGCGCGGGTTCTGCATGCCGAGGATCTCGCGTGGAGCCTGGCCGTCCACGATCAGCACGAGCCGGAGCCCGAACTCGTCCGGATCGAAGAACGCCTCGAGGTCATCCTCGCCGATCACTTCGGCTTAGCCGCCACGACCGGCTTTTCGGCTGCAGCCTTGGCCGCTTCCAGGGCCTTGACCTCGGCGCCGAGGGTTTCTTTCTCCTTGCCCAGGTCGGCGACGTCGGACTCGAGCGCCTGCAGATCACCGGCGAGCTCGGTTTTCCGCTCCTGGAGCTTCTCGAGCTCGCCCTCGAGGGCGCGTTTCTGCTCGGTCAGACCGTCGACGTCATCGAGCAGCGCCTCGGCCTCGGCCACGTCGCCCTGATACTCGACGATTTCCTCGTCGGTCGCAGCTCGGGCGATTTTGGAGCCCTTCCATTGATCCGCGAGGCGCTTCTCGACCTCGAGGGTCGTGCCGACCGGGATCATATCGCCGTGCTGCATGATGTCAGTCAGCAGCACGATAAATGCGGTCAATACTTGCATTCCCATGTTCTTTGCTCCCGCAGGTCAGATAAAAAAGGGGGCCGAAGCCCCCTCACCTGCCCGCATCAGGTTCTATTTACGCCGCCGCCTTCTTGGCGATGACGAACGACTCGGTGCGGCGGATGGCTGCGTCGACGTCCTGGAAGACGCGGAGCATCAGGCCATCGCTACCGGCCAGCGCGTAGGGGTCGGGCTTGAGATCCAGAACGCCCCACATGCCGCAGACGATCTGCGAAAAGTCGCCGTAAACCCAGGTATCAGCCGGCACCTGGTTGCTCGCGGTTGCCTTGTAGCCGTTGACCTCGTTGTCACGAGTCCACACACGCTCGCCGGTACCGTCGAACACTTGCTTGCGCTTGGCCGCGCCGCGCTGGGTCGGGCTGGTCAGGTAGGCCAGCGAATCGCCCTCGACGTTGAAGGTCGACGCCTTGGTTTCCATCTCGACGACCGCATCGAAGTCGATGCCGGCGCCCAGGTAGGCCAGGGCCGGGATGCCGGCAGCGTTCAGCAGGCCGAGCGGCATGTTGTCGGCGCCGGTGCCGGTCAGCATGGCCAGGTCGATCGCAACGCCCAGGCCGTCGATCAGGTCGCTGATGATCAGCGCCTCGATGGACTTCGAGGCCTGCTTGCGCAGACGGCGGGTCACCGGGATCGCGCCGCCGATGGTTTTCGGCGACAGCGGCACGGTGCTCAGGTCGAACGAGCTGTCGGGCACGTTCTGGCCTTCGCCGAGCCAGTAGAAGTTCGACCCGCTGACATTTTTCGGCAGATCCAGGTCGCCGACCAGGCCGCCGAGCAGGCGCATGCCGAGGCGGGCCATGATTGTCTTGTTGCGCAGGATGTCGACGAACTCGCTGATGCGCAGCTCGGTCGCGACGAGCTCGCCACCCTTGCCGACTTCACCTTTCGACATACCGGCGCGATAGCCGGCCATCAGCAGATCGTGCGGCACGTAGAAGCCGCGCGCCTCTTTCTTGAGGGTATCGCCGAGGGCGATGTTTACCTCGCGCTCGAGGCCGGCTTTCGACCAGTCCTTTTCGGCGTAGGCGTTCATGGCGCGCATCAGCGAGTATTCGCCGATTTCCTTATCGGTCAGGCCGAGGGAACGCGCGGAGACGTCTTTCGCGAAGCCTGGCAGGTCGCGCTCGCCATCTTTCGGGGCGGTGATGATGACCGGCTTCGGCGCGTTAGGCGCCTGGCGCTCGAGCAGCAGCGCCCGGAACTGGTCGATGCTGTGACCCTGGCCAACGGCCTCGGTCGCGAGATCGCGCTGCCCGAAACGATCGCCCAGGGCGATGATGTCGGCAATGCGGGAGCGTTCCGCGACGAGCGGATCGGCGGTGACGGTGGTCGGTTCCGCCGGGGTATTTTCTTTGGGCATCGTGCTACCTCTAACAATTACGGTGTGCGTGGTTTCAGCTTGGGAACGCCCTACCCCGACGGACGGGTCAGCGGGCACGGAAACGACGGAAACCTCGAACGGTTGCCATCGGGTGACGCGGTAGTGATCGAGGCCGGCCTCGCTGCGCTCGAGCACCATTTCGAGCGGGATGTAACCGACCGAGACGTTCTGGCGGATGCCGTCGGCGATGTCGTTGAAGATCCGCGAGCCCTCGTCGCCTTTCGAGAAGCGGATCCGCGCGCGCAACTTGCGATCGGCGGCGAGCCATACCTCCTCGACGACGCCGACCTGCGACCAGGCCGAATGCCGCTCGTGCTGAATAAGCACCGGCGCGCCGGAGCGCATGCGCTCGAGGTCGATCGCCGCGTCGGTGTGGTCGAGCACTTCCATGCCGAACCATTGCCGGACGGGGTACTCGCTCGAGACAGCGATCTCGACGGTGCGGTTTTCTTGGTCGAGGGTTGAAAGGTCGACGCCGAGCGCCCGCGTGACTGGCGCGGACTGGAGCGTCCGCAGGACCGGCAGCGGGGCGCTAGTCGTCGTCGGGGGCGTCGTCGGCTTTGTCATCCGGCGGTTCCTCTTTCGATGGTTTGTGGATAGGCGCCAAGCCGAGCTTTCGGAGTTGCTCCTCCTCGGCTGCGATTTCCGCGAACACTTCGTCGGGGTCGTCGCCGTTGGCGCGGATGTACTCGGAGCGGGATTTCGTGCGGTTGCCGATGCTTTCCGAGGCGGCTTTCGAATCCTTGAGCGGATCCACCCAATCCCAGCCGCGTGCCTGCCAGACCAGCTCGGTCGAGCGTTCCAGGTCGCGTGGGGCGATCTTGATCACGTTGCGGAGAATCGAGGCGTTGAGAAACTCCTCGCCGACGCGGTCGAGCAGCTCGGAGATCGCGAACTCCTGGACGCACTTGTAAAAATCGCGCTCGTCCAGCTCACCAGAGCGCAGGCTCGAGAAGCTGACGCCCTCGAGGTCATGCGCGAGGCGGTGATAACTCGGCCCCAGGCCGGCCGCCGCGTTGCGGTTGCCATCCTTCACGAATGCCGCGTAATCGCTGCCAGGCCCTTGCGTGTTCAGTTGCTTGAAGTCCACGCCGTAGGGCAGCAGCTTGCCCTCGCCCGGGGTGATCTCCTCCTCGATCGGCGGGTCATCATCCTCGTCGGGCGGGTCGAGCCATTCGGCGTCCTGGACGTAGTGCCCAGTCAGCGACGCGGAGATCCGCGCCTTCACGAGGGCGGCTTGCCGGAACTCGTCCAGGTGATGCACGTCCAGGGCCGAGGCGTGCGTCCAGGTGAAGCCACGCGACTGATGCGGGCGCCACGGGTCGAACGTGTGGATCATTTCGGTCGCGGGGATGCGGTCATAACGCTCCTCGGCGCGGCGGATGACGTCGCCGGGGTGATCGCGCAGCAGCCAATAGGCGACCGGGCGCTCCCAGTCGTCGAGCTCGACGCCCATGCGGATGCGGTTGCCGTTGTCGAGGAGGGTGTTTAGCGTCAGGTCAAGGCGATCGGCCTCGAGGATCTGCAGCGCGAAACCCCAGCGGTTCGACCAGTTGCGAACGATGCGGACCAGGACCTCGCCGTCGCGGGCGAGCGTCTCGACCCACAGCCACATAAACGTGACAAAGGAATAACGCCCGGCGACGTCGAACTGCCCTTTTTTGCAGAACTTTTGCCACTCCTTTTCGATCAGCCGGCGGGTGATGCGATCCGGAAGCCCATCGGGCAGGACCGCCTTCGACTGCAGGCGGATGCCGTAGGGGCCGACGACGTTCTGCCGCAGCAGGCGATAGAAGCGTTTGAGCGTGGCCGTGTTGACCGACTGCTCGCGGGCGCGCTGCCTCAGTGTTTCGTGGTCGCCGAATATCGCCTGATTCGCGTCGGCATTGGTTGAGCGGCGCGCCCAGGCTGCAGAGAGGCCACCGCCGCCCGCCATCTTGAACGAACGACTGCGGACCGTAGGCTCGCGGCGCTCGATCGGTGGCGGCGCGGAGCGCTTGCCCCAGGTGCCGAACCATTTCAGCGGATTCATTGGGTTACCTCAGAATGCGCCGGATCGGACGACCCAGCGGCCAGCGGTTGCTTCGGGCGCGCTGGATCTCGCGCCGGTACTGCAGGCGCAAGGCGTTGAGCCGCTCGATCGGGATCCGGTCGAGCCGCTGGCCGTCGATCTCGTAGCTTTGTTGGTCCTTCGGGATGCGCTTCTCGAGCGCCGCCTCGACCAGGTCGAGCATTCGCTCGGCATGCGATCGGGCGTCGAGCGGCTCGGCCGTTTCGAGGTTCGGTGAAACCTCGAGTCGGCCATGCGCAACCGTCACCCGCTCGTCGCCGTTGACCGCCAGGGCGACCCAGCGGTAAAGGCCGGGCGCCCATGTGGCCGTGGTGCCGGCCGACAGCTCGACGCGGTACGGCGCGCCGCCGATGGCGACGACCTGGTGACGTTCGGGGCCGGTGAATACGTAGCGCAGGGACCAGCCCGCGCCGGCCAGATAAGCAGGCTCGAGCCGTTCCCAGGACACGGAGTCGCCGGCGTGTAGGGTTGTCGGTTCCATTGGGGGCCTATCGTGATTTTCGAATCACCTTGAAGCGGCCCGCTCGCGCCTTGGCCTTGGGCGCGTCTTCACGACGAGCACGGGGCGCAGGTTTCGGCGGGATCGGTTCGTCGGCGGCGATATGACGGATCAGTTCGATCGGGTCGGGGCCGGGGGCTGGCTCAGAGTCAGCCGCCTCGCGCGCAGGCAACGAAGCGGGAGCCGCTTCGGGGCGCACTTGCTGCAGCAGCTCGGCGCGCGTCAGGGCGCCGGTGTTGCGCTTGTGCAGCTTGTCCCGCAGCGCGAGGATGTACTGCATCGCCTCGCAGTCGAGGTAATGGTTTTCGCCGACCTGGTGGAACGTGCCGTCGGACTCGTGCCACTCCTCGCCGACCAGTTGTTTGCAATAGTCGTCGGTGACCTGCTGATGCAGCAGCCACCAGCCCGGGCGGTTGTCCGGCCGGCCGAAACGGCTATGCACCCAGCGTTTCGCGAGGGGTGAATCGAAGGCCCACCGGGCGTCGCCGCGCTTGCGCGTCTTGCCCTGTTTGTTGACCTCGACGACTTCCTTTCGAAACGGCTTGTCGAGCTTCTCGCGACCGCGCAGGGCGACCGCGCGACCCTTGTGCAGGTTGATGAACGTGTAAACCTGGTCGTCGCGGTAGCCGATGTCGATGCCGGTCAGGCTGATGCCGTGCTCGCCGTATTCGGTGTCGATCAGCTCCGAGAGCTGATCCCAAACGGCGTCCTGATCGGTCTCGCCCCATAGCTCGCCGTGCTCCAGGAGCATCGAGCCTAGGCCGGCGAACCAGGCGCGCACGACGTAAACGAGCCGATTTTTCTGGACGTCGATCGTGCAATAGATCCGCAGCGGCTCGAGCAGCAGCTCGCCCGCCTTGTAACCCCAGCACAGCGCGCGCAGTTCTTCCCAGCTCGGCACGTCGCCCGCTTCGGCGTAGATCTCGCCGAATCCGGTGTTGTAGACGGCCAGCAGCTTGGCCGGGTCGTTATCGCGCAGGGCGGCCAGGAGCTTTTTCGCGAGGAAGCCGTAAGACTTTTTCACCGCGAACGAGCACAAGCCGGAAACCCAGTAGGAAAAATGCGTAAAGCCCGCCGTGTCGGCCGTGCCCTCGATCTTGCCGCCCTTGGCGATCGACTCGCCGGGCGCCACTGCGACGCCTCGAGCATTCATCCAGGGGCGGAACTTGTCCTCGATCATATCGCCGCAGCACGGGCAGACGAGCCGCGCATGCTTGAACGCTTCGTCGGGCGTGCATTCGTCCTGCGAGCCCTTGCCAGGCCACCAGAGCAGCCCCGACCAGGGCACGAAGTATTCGCTGCAGGTCGGACACGGGACCGCCCACTCGTGGCGGGTGCCAGATTGCCAGAGCTGCCAGACCTTCGAGCCGAGCTTTTTGACGTCGGTCGGCACCCAATGCCAGAGCCCGGTTCGCTCGTCTTTGCGCCGCTCGGCCTTGCCGTGCGTGGGCGTGGCGGTGTAACCGACTTTCGAGTCCGCGTAGGCGTCGCCCCGGGCCTCGATGATCTCGGTCGTGTCGCCCTCGCCCGTGTTGACGATTCGATCGACCTCGTCGACCAGGACCAGGCCGGCAGAGTCGGCGGCCAGCTCGGTCGCGGATCCTGCCCAAGCAAAACGGAATTTCGTGCCGCCGATCCACTTGACGGCTTGCGTGCTGCGGGCCTCGTATTTAATGGCCAGCGACTTGCACTCGTCGAACATGGCCATGAACTTCGGCTCGACGGTGCCGGTGATAAGCGGCTTAGTCGGGGCGACGTACAGACACGGCGTCGGATCTTCGTCGAGGCGGTGACCGATGACGTTTTCCATCGTCACCGACTTGCCCATTTGCGTGCCCATCACGAACGTGACGCGCGAGAAGCACGGTTGAGCGAAGGCCCAGGCGACCGGGCGCATATAGGGGTTCGTGTCAGGGTTAAACGGGCCAGGGATCGGCGCCGATGGGGGCATGATTCGCTTATCGCGTGCCCATTCGTCAGCGGTCCGAGGCGGCGGCGCCTGGACCATCTTCGCCGCTCGCTTGATCGATTTCGTCAAGGTCCGCAGCGAGGTCAGATGCTCGACGTTCGAGACGGTCGGCAGTAGCCGCGCGGATACGCCGCGTTTCTTCAAAAACTCGAGCTCGGATGGTGGCAGGGTCATCGATCACCGCCAGGTCGGCAGCGCAGCGCGAGGGCAGCGCGTCAAGTTGGGTCGCGTAGACGGCGGCGACGCTAATCAGAATTTGCGCGACCGCGTCGGCCGGCAGCAGGCGACCGCGTGACGTGTCGATTTCGATCTGCAGCTTTTCGCGGCGGGCCTTCTTGAGCAGGCGATCCTCGGTCGAGGCCGAATTGAGCCCCTCCTCGTCGTCGCCGTCTTCGCCCATTTCGCGGCGAACCTCGCGGGCGATCAGCCAATTGATCGCGGCCTCGCTGTCGATCTGGACCTCGACGCCCCGACCGCCACCGCCTGCCGTTGGCATGCCTTCCTCGATCAGTTTGGAGATCCAGCGCGGCGACTTGCCGATCAGTTCCCCGAACTCCTTTTTGCTGACGATCTTGCCCATGGGGAGAAAGGACCAAAGGAGTTAAGGAACAAAGGAACAAAAGCGCATAAGTCCTTTTAAACTTATCCGCTTTTGCGCCTTGGTGTTTTGGGTTGAGGCCCCGCCGCGTCTGGCTGCGGGGTCAGCCGAGCGATGCAGTCTGGCAGGGCCTCAGAACAGAAGAAAGGACCGGAAAACCGAGCCGGAACACGCGCGAATCCCGCGAGTTCCACACCCGTGAGGGGGGAGGGGGCGGGGGAGGACCCAAAAGGCCCGGCGCGCTCCTTTTTGGTGCATCAGACGCCGCCGCAACCGAGGGCGATCGCTTCCGAGCACGGACCGCCAGGACAGGCGCACGCCGAGGCGTCACCACTGACAGCCGCGCACCGCTTCTCGAGCGTGGCGCGGATCTCGCCCAGGGCATCGGCCGCGTTCACGCTGCGCAGTTGATACAGCGTCTGCTTGAGCATGTAGCCCTCGAGCTCCCACAGCTTCTCGCGAGCCATGGCGCGGGCTTGCTTGGTCGCAGCCTCGACGCCGACCTCATAGCGGAAGTTCGACGGACTGGCACAGCTCGAGAAGCCGGTCGCGACATAGATCCCGCTCGGCAATAACGCCGAGGCCAGAATCACGGTCGTGCCTGGTATGTGATGGATGTCGAAGGCCAGCGACTCGACCAGGCTGTCGATACGCTGGGGAGTGATCCGGGGGGCAGTGAGACCGAGCGAGGCGATCTTCGTCTCGATCTGCTGTTCGTCTGGGGTCATGCGTTTGGTTCCTTGCGCACATGCAGCGGAAGCGCTGCCCATAGGGTTATAACGACCGAGATCCGCGACTCCACTCGATCAGGGATCTTTTCCAGTGGCACCGGCATGGCCGGGTCGCACCTGGTAGTCGCGCAGCAGCTCGAGCAGGCTTTTCAGTTGCTCGGCGTTGCCGTTGCAGGAGGTGTAATTTCCGGCGACGGTTTCGGCGACGGTAGAGAGCGCAACGCCTGCGGGTCGCGCATCAGCAGCTCCGGCAGAACCAGAGGGGGGCAGACCTGCGGCGGCTGCGTCGTGCAACCGGACAAAGCCAGCAGGAACAGTGCAAGCGCGATCGGCTTCTGCAGAGACATAAACGGGAACCTCTTTGATGATTGTTCGGCCGGCCTTCTCGATCACCTGGACGCGGTCGACGTATTCCGTAACCACGCGGTCGCGAACCACGCCGAGCGCCTGGCCTTGCTCGAAGGCATGGCGCAGTTGCGCGACCTCGAGCTGCTTTGTCTTGTCCTGCTCGTGACCAGCGCCGCCGAGCCAGCCGAGCGCGTAGAGCAGCACGGCGATCACCGCGACCGCTGCAAGTCCATAAAGTCGATTCATAAGCCCACCAAAAAGAGATCCCGCTGCAGAGCGCGCCGGAAGATGATCCCCGCGCAATTGCTCTGCACGAGTCCGCAGTCTCGACCAGCAACAAAGCGCCATCGCATGAACTGTTTTGCTGCCGCCACGTAGTCGCCCGCGACGGTCAGGCGGTAAAGCGTCGACCGAGCAAAAGCCGTCGCGCCGACGTTGTAGACGAAGTCGGCAAGGGCGATCTTTTGCCAGATCGATGCCTTTGGCGCGGCGCGCATGACGAAGTCGACGGCGCCGCCGAGATCGCCCTGCAGGTACGCCGCGCACTGCTCAGGCGTCGCCCGGTCACCAGGGCGGACGCCCTTCGTGTGCCCGGTGCAGATCGTCCAGACGCCACCGCTGTCGGGGTAGGCCTCGAATTCCGTGCCTTCCATTTCCGGTGTGAGGATCATCAGGCCGGCGATGATGGCGGCGCGCTCGACCGGCGCGGGCAGGCCCGTCTCGTTCACGGTGAAGCCTGCAGCGGCCAGCGACAGCGTCACGGCCGCGATGATGCGTTTAATCAGCGTCATCGCTTTCGCCCTCGGCAGGCTTGCCACGCGCGCGCAGCATCTTGATCAGCGGCACGACCCAGCGACGGCCGACCAGGTCGACCAGCAGCACCAGGTAATAGAGCACGGGGATCAGCAGCGCCCAGGTCTGCAGGGTCACGCCGTAGATCATGAACCCCGTCGCGCCCGGGATCAGTTTCGCGCCCTCGACGGCGCCCAGCTCGGCAAGCGGCTGCAGTTTGTTGGCCATCGGGGATGCTTCCAGGAATAAAAAAACCCCGCACGATGGCGGGGCGAAGGGATCCGAAAGCGAGAGGGCCGGCGGATCAGGGAGAGGTGCGCCGCTTGCGGACGCTTCGACCAGAAACGCAAAAGCCCGCACGTGGCGGGCTTTTGGTTTGCATGTGTCGCATTAGAGCAGTTATTAGACTTTAATCCGGACTTTTGTGCAATACCCCTTTTGCATTTTTTCGCTAATGCCTAAAAGTGCAAATGTTCTTTTGTTCTTTTATGGCTTCGTCTTCCAGTTCGAGCAGCGTGGCGTCGCCACGGCGAACGATGTTTGTGTAACCAGCGACCTCGCGCGACAGGTAGAAGTTCGGGCCGTCCGGGCCGCGATAGTCGACCAGGTAGCCGACGTGCTCGCGGTACCACATGAGCGGATCAGTGCAGCGGTCGATTCGCAGAACCTGGCGCGTCATCGCAGCGCCCTCGCCCAGCCGGCACGGGCTCCCTCGAGAGAGCGATAACCCGCATCGTCGAAGCCGCACGAGCAATACGCGCCCCACAGGCCGTCGCGCTGACGAAAACGCGGCAGCGGGGCCGCCTTGCAGCCGTGCCGAGGCAGATCCGGGTCGTTGATCAGGTTCCAGGAAGCCAGCGCGCGCGGCTCTGACGTCGTCAGCTCGCCGCGATGCTTACACCCAGTGCAGACATAGACACGCATATCACTGTTCGGGTCGAGGCGGCGCACAGGAGGCGCGCCGCATTGCGAGCAGGCAAGGGCGGCCATCACAGCCCCCTATCGAGCAAAACGAAGCCATAGCCGCGCATGGCCTTGCAAAGCTCGGTCAGCGCTTCGCGGTCGAGCTCGAGCAGCGTCTCGCGCAGCGCCTGCCAGCGGCCGGCCCAATGCTTGTCCCAATTGGCCACGGTCACGCCGAGCAACTGCTGCAGGCGGGCCGGCTGATGCAGCACCTTGCCGCAGTTCGCCGCACGCTTGACGTCTTGAACGGCCAGGTGCGCCAGGCTCCGGACCTTCTGCAGCGTCTTCGCCTGGATCTTGCCGAGCGTTGGCTCGTGGCGCGCCCACAGGGCCGCCACCGCGCCCGCCTCGTCGTCCCACAGCTTCGAGTCGGCGTAGGCGTAGCGAATCCAGTGCTGCAGCTCAGGCGACAGGCTGGCAACGGCTCGGACGACGTGCGCGTCCTGGAAGGCGAGCGGGCCGAGGGGAATCGAGGCCTTCTTTTTCGGGCGGGTCTCGCTGGCTATCACGCGGGTGGTTCCTTTCGCCAGACTGGCGACGTATGCGGCGGGGAGGCGACCGACGTGGTCACCATCCTCGGCAGGGCACTCGCGCAGCGCCTCGAGGTGCGCCGGGAAGGCCTCGCGGGTGTTTTCGGTCGTGTACTGGCCGACGAACTTGCCGTCGTCCTCGCGGAAGTGCTGCGCGCCCAGGAAGGCGCCGAGGACGAGATCGCGCATGATCGCGCGGTCGTGCTCGATCACCTCGGGCAGGGGGCGCGGGTTGATCTTGGCCGCCGGCTTGGCCGGGCTTTCGGTGCGGTCCAGGACGTAGAGCGCACCGGAAACAGGGCCGGCAGACGAAGCGACGGGACGGCTAGACAGACTCATCGCCTCCATTGGCCCGACTCCTTTCGTTCGGCGAAGGCCTTGCAAGGCGCGCAGTGCTCGGTTCCTGGCATTGCGAGCATGCGGTCGAGGCTCAGAGGCTTGCCGCACCCACTGCAGTGCGTGGCAGGCGCGAGCACGACCAGGTCGGGGGGCGTGGCAAGGCGAGAGGCGCGCGCGTCCATGAACGCGGCGCCGATATCGAGCTGCAGGTCGGTCATAAAGTCGCAGGCGTCAGGCATGGAACAGCCCCAGCGGCGCGGATCCGCCAGCGCCGTGCAGGAAGTCGCGCTCGAGCAGGCCGGCGAACTCCTCGTTGACCTTCTCGAACAACGTCTGCCACCAGGCCTCGGCGCCTTCCTCGGTCATCGCGTCAAAGAACGCGTCGGCTTCGTCCGCCGATCCGAAGTGCTTCACCGTCGAGCCTCGAGCGCCGAAAACTTCGCCCTCGATCCGGACGCGGTTCACGCCCGACAGGCGCTCGTTTGTGATGCGGAATTTCACGTCGCCGGTCGGCTTGAAGAACTTCGATTTCACGCGCGAGATCATTCTGCGCCCTCCTTTTTCCGTGACGGGAAGGCGAGCAGCGGGCTGTAATCGTGACAGTCACGCCTAATCTGATCGGCCACATTGCGGGCCACGAGGGTGAAGAACTCGGCCCACTGCTCGAAACCCTCGGTCTGGCAAATAAGGTCGAGGTCGTCGCGAGTGCCCGGGTATACGTCGAACTTGTAGGGGAGGGACTGCGCTCGCACCAGGTTCGCGCCTTCGGCAGTGCGCTTGCGCTCTTGCCGCCGGCGGGCGAGCTCGCGCTGCCGCTCGGCAGGCCCCAGCGGCTTGCCGTCTGGCCCCATGATCACGGTCGCATGCCTACCCATGGGCCACCGCCTTCGCGAAGCGCTCCAGGCGGGCCAGATCCGGCAGCGCGCGGCCAGTACCAACGGCGACCGACGCGAGCTCGCTGATCATGCTCAGAACGGCGTCAAGGCCTTCGCGCAGCATCAGGTCGACCGCCTCCGGGTCGTCGCGGAGCGAATAGCTCCCGTCATGAGCCGGGGTCGCGGCAGCGACAAAGGTTCCGAACTCCTGCAGCACCTTGGCCAGGTCGGACGGAACGGAAGAGGGGCGGGCCGGGTAGGCGATGCGAGGAACGCGGATATCAAGGCCGCCGACGAGCTCGATGCATTCCCGACGAACGTCGTCAGCGATGCGAGCCGGCAGGCAGCCGATCCAGGTCCACTTCCATTCGAGAGGGAACGAGCTCGTGCCGTTGAAGATGCGGCCGAGGCGTGTCGCCCAGGCTTTTCGCTCTTTCAGATAAGCGGCACCGTCTGACTCCTCGAGGGCGACCTCGATCAGCCCCTCGGCGATCAGGGCGGGGGCTAGCAGCTCGTGCGCGAACCGCTCGACGTTCCACTCCGATTGCATGAACCATTGGTTCGTGTGCCGCAGCACGATTTCCCGTTCCGTCCTACCCTGCATAGCACTTTTTCTCCCGAAAAGCGTCCGATATCGTTATAGCGACATCTTCGGGATTCCGAATAAAAAGATCAACTAAAATTCAGGATACCGAGTGGAATCCTTATCGATTCCGAACGGAAAATATGCAAGGGACTGAGAGGGCCACCTATGAAAGATATTCAGCACATCGGGCCGGCCATAAAGGCGCGGCGGCAGGCACGCGGATGGAGCCAGTCGGCGCTATGCGAGGCAGCAGGGAACGCGATCAATACGAGCACGCTATCGACGACCGAGAACGGCATGAGCCTGCCCAACGTGATGGCCGCTTATGCAGTGGCGAAAGCGCTGGGCACTACCGTCGAGGCGCTGATCGAGGAAGCGACCAACCCCGGCGCCGTTCGGAACCCCACAGAAACCGCCGAAAGGGTACCCGTCGTACCGTGGCACATGGCGGCAGAATGGAAGCTAAACCCCGATATTACGCGGCTTCCAGCTAATACCCCGTGGGTTTTACCGCCTGAGAATTCGACGCCCGGCATGTTCGCCCTAATCGTGCCCGATGACACCATGCATTCACCCAGCGGCTTGGCGTTTCCAGCCGGGTCGACCATCTTCGTGAACCCTCGGCGCGTGGCCGAGGCGAACGACCTGGTCGTCGGCTATACGCACAAGGCCGAGGAGCTGACGTTTAAAAGGTTGATCCAGGACGGAGCACAGCGGTACCTTCGACCGCTAAACCCTCAATTCCCGATGGTCTCGATCGACGGGAATTTCCAGGTTGTAGGGGTCGTGACAGGCATGCGAATGATCATCGAAAAGGGGGTTATTCGATAAACGGGAATGTCAAGGTTTCGAGATTCTGAATAAATGTCGTAGACTGCGGCCACCCCGCAGTTAATAGCTTTGCAAGGCACCAAAGAAAAAGCCCCGGGGGCTGGTAACCCCGGGGCCTTATTCGAATGACTGCCGACCCCGAAAGGGTGCAACAGTAGAGCTCAACCTTTGGCGAATAATCTGTTTTGCGGGCAGGTTATTCAGTTGTAGCCAACAGCGAATGTTGAAGTTCAAGTGTAGCACCACGCGGTCGAGTGTCTAACGAATGTTCTTTTGTGCTTTTGCGTTTTTGCGCAAAGGAACAAAATGCACAATAGGAATGACAACACAAGCGCGCTCGCCCGTTTCTATGAGGAACGGTTTCGCTCTGACCCTTATGCCCTGGTCGATTATTTCGAGCACGACATCGCCGCCGCTGCGGCAGACGTCGGCATTAAATGGTCGGCGCTGCAACGCGACATCACTTGGGATGGCCAAAAGACTCGCCCCAAAGGCGCGGCCTCGGTCACTGACAAGGCCCACCGGGGCAAGGTCATGGCGTGGGCCTCGATCAAGCGGGCCGACGAGTTCGAGTATCCCTTCGTCAACTTCACGAACAACAATCCTGCCGTCGGCAAATCGAGCTGGTCAGGCTTCGCGGCGCTGCTCGAACTTTTCCGCGAGCAGGGCGGCACGACTACCAGCAAGAAGCATGACGAGTGGCTGAAAAAGCAGGAAGCCGAGCGCGCCACGCGCGAGGCGGCACGCAAGGCCGCCGAGGAGAAGGCCCGCAAGGCCGAGGCCATGGTCCAGGGCGAGCGCCTGGCCTACGAGTCGACCTGGCACTGCGGCGGACGCCATGCCTACCAATACGAAGCCGGCGGCAAGATCCGCGACGGCTTCGTCGAGCTGATCAGCGACGAGGACGGATCGGCCCCCTACCTGGTCGCCAAAGGCATCAGCGCGGTTGTGTCACGCTTTCAAATGAAGCGTATGCGTGACGGTCACGGTTATTTTACAGCGGTTCCCCTGTACAACATCGACGGCCTGTTCCTCGGCCTGCAACGCCTCTACGCTGACAAGAAGCGCCAGGGCACCGGCGTGAAAATGGACGGCGCGCACTGCATCATCGGCGACCTCGAGTCGGCCGAGCTGGTCTATGCCGCCGAAGGTTTCGCCACCGGCGCAAGCGTCTGGCTTGCCGAGCACGAGGCCGGAAATAACGTCGCGGTAATCGTGACGTTCAACGTCGACAACCTGAAAAAGGTCGTCGCCGCCTACGCCAAGCGATGCCCGAACCTGCAGATCCGCAACGCGGTCGATAATGACCAATGGAAGCCGGTCGCAGGTAACGCCGGGATGCTGGCCGCCCTCGAGCTCGCGCGCGACTGCAACTCGCCGGCCCTGGTGCCTAATTTCGACACCCTCGGCGCCGAGGCGATCGCCAAGTTCAAGGCCGACAAGAAAGGCCCGACCGACTGGAACGACTACCACCTCGCTTTCGGTTTGAAGGCCATGGCCAAGGCCCTGCGCGCCCGCTCTACCGTGTTCAAGCCTTACAAAGACTGGTTCGCCTACACCCTGCAGCGCCTCCAGTTCTCCGGCGTAACCGCCGAGAAGGCCGCGCGCCAGGCGATCAACGCGGGCATGTTGCTGGTTCCGATCAAGTATTCGGGCGAGGCCGTTCTCAAACTGGTGATGGAACATATCCCGGAAGGCCCGAAGGTCGACCGGCCTAAGCTGCGGTCGTTCTGCCAGTGGCTCGCAAAGCAAAAGATCACCCAAGCCGCCGAGCTGCGTTCGTTCTCGCCGGCCACCCTGGCGAAGGGGCACATTCAGCACCTACGCATCGAGGGCGTGCGCCAGGCGCATGGCAACGTCGAGATTCCCGCGCACCTGGTTCACCTGATCGAGTCGATCGAGGGCTGCATCATCCTGCGCGCGCCCATGGGCAGCGGCAAAACCGAGAAGGTCATCGCACCACTGATCCGCGACGCGGCGAAGGGCGCCTATGTTGCGCACCGCGTCTCGCTGCTCGACGACGCGGCGGCGCGTTTGAATCGGGTCACTGACAACCAGGGCAAGGCCGCGCGCAACCGCGACGGCAGCTATAAAACCGACGGCCTGGTCCACCACTACAAGCAAGTTATGGCCGCGTGGATGCGCGACGTCTCGCACCTCGCCTGCTGCGTCAACTCGATCACCGCCCCCAAGTTCTACAACGCCGACGAGCGTTCCTGGTTCACCACCGTGGACACCCTTTGCATCGACGAGGCCGGCCAGGTCATCAGCCACGTCGCCTCCGGCCCGGTCGAGGGTCGCGTCCGCGTTTACGATGCCCTGATCGACGCCGTGCGCGACGCGAAGCGCGTGCTGCTGTGCGACGCCGACGCGAACGACAACGTCGTCGAGTTCTGCGAGCTCGCTCGCCCTGGCGAGAAAATCACCATCATCGAAGTGACCGGCAGCGCCGAGCACATCCGCGTCGACCACTCTGACGACGAAACCGTCTGGCAGGTTGCCCTCGACTGGATCTCGGCCGGCAAACGCGTCCTGATGGCGAACGACTCGGTCGAGAGCTGCAAAAAGCTCGCGGCCGTGATCGAGGAGCGCCAGGAGGCGGGCGAGATCAAGCCCGTTCGGATGCTGGTCGTCCACCAGGGCAACAAAGGCGAGCCAGAGGTCGCCGCATTCCTGCGCGACCCCGACGGCGAGGCCGTGAAATATGACGTGCTGATCTACTCGCCGGCCATCAGCTCCGGCGTGTCGATGACCTTCGGCGGATCCGCGCACTTCGACCACCACGTCGGCCTATTCAGCGGCCAGACCGTCAGCCCCTCCGATGCGATCCAGATGCTTCGCCGCGATCGGACAGCCCGTCACTACCTGGTCGGCCTCGGCCACGCGTCAGCGCAGCGCCAGACCGACAGCGAGGCCCTTTATCGCGGGATGCTGCAGGCTGACGAACAGACGTTCGGCTTCGAGGAGGGCGAGGGCGAGGTCCGCTTCGTTCGCAAGAAAACCGCCTTCGACATCACCTATCTGGCCAGCACCACCAGCGAGAACCGCGCGCGGAACGATTTCGCGAATAACTTCCTGCTGATGCTGATCAGCGACGGCTACCAGGTGCATCGCGCCAACCTGGACGACCCGGAGCGCACCAAGGAATCGCGTGCAAACCGCGAGCTCGGCGCCGTCCTGGTGTTCGAAAAGCGCATGGATCTGATCAACAGCGTCGAGACCCCGGACGACGAGACTTTCGCACGCCTGAATCGCCAGGAGGTGCGCAGCGAGCGCGAGAGCGCCCAGGTCGACCGCTACCACATGGCCAATCAACTCGGCGTCGACGAGCCGACCCCGGACGACGTCGCGTTCTATGACGACCGAGGCATCAGCCGCGTCGTCGCTATGGAGCTGCTGCAGTCGAGCGAGGAGCAAGCCCAGGCCTACGACCAGGCGCAACGCAAAGCGCGCGTCGTACTGACTCAGCACCGCTACAAGTCGGCGGCCCGCGCGTTCCTGGTCAAGACCTTCGAAACGCTCGGCCTGGACCGCTTCACGGGCGAGGGATCCTTCACCGTCGACCAGTGCCGCCAGATCCTCGCGGAGATCCGCGCGGATCAAGCGAGCCTCGATCTTTACAACGCCCTCAAGCTGGGGCGCCTGTTGCCCTCACTGACGGCCAAGGCCTGCGCGACGACGGTCGTCAAATCAATCATCGAGCGCCTCGGCGTCAGCGTGCATAAGCGCAAGACGAACGGTCGCAATGTTTTCGAGATCGATGCCGATACCTGGCAGGTCATCATGGCTTACGTCGAGCAGCGTGCAGCCATTGGCGTTCACTCACTGGCCACGCACGAGACGGCGGCCCCTTACGAGCCGAAAACCCTCGAGCAGCCTGCAGGCGAAGCCCCAGCCCAGCAGGGCGCCCTCGAGCGCGACAGGGACACTTTGCAGGGAGAGGTTAAAGACTCCGAAGAAAAGTATCCCTTGAGCCTGGCGGAAAAAATCTACGCGGTCGCTGTTCGCTGTTCAAAGCCCCTCGGTATCCCGTTGGCGCAGGTTGTGGGGGCGTTTCGACGGGACATTCTCGAGGGCTGGGTCAGACCAGGAGCCGACGAACGGCGCATCGGGTTTGAACTGGAGTACGTGGCGCGGCTGATGCAAAAAACCGGGCTGTGATACTGTACGCATAACCAGCACGGCCATTTGACATTAGCGAGCCAAGGAGTAGGAAACGTGCCAATTCTCAACATGATGGACAACACAAGCGCGGGGATCCGCAGTGCCTTGGCGATCAGCCAAATGCTCGGGCTCAGCGCTCACCAGCTCACCCAGGAAGAGCTAGCCGAAGGCCTGGCCGTGCTGCGCGAGAAGCTGCAGCAGGTCGAGCAGTTGCACGAGGCCGCCTATTCCGTTGCCGCTCAAAAAGAAATGCCGGGGCAAGCCCCGGCATCTGTTCACCTCGCCAGCGTCAAGACGCTGACCCGATAGCCTCCTCGTAGGCCTTGTGCATCGCGCCCATGCGATCGCCGTCGACGACCGTGGCCACCTCCACGCCGTTGACGCGGGCCACGGCCTGCCACTGACCATCCTCGAGCTGGTGAACGGTCAGATGCGGTTTCGCCTTGGCCACCTCTTTCGGTACCGGCGCCGCGACCTCGGCGATGCCACGGTTCGGAGTGGCCAACGCCTCGGCCGCGATCTCTAGATATTCCTTGATGTTGGGCCGGTAGCTGCCGACGTTGGTCTGTATCGCTTTTTGCGAGATCCGCGCCTCCGGCGCGGCTTTGACGGTAGCTTTAACCCACTGGTGGATTTTGTGCAGCGACGAGCTCGCCTTTATCCGCTCGTTCCCGTCGAGTGACTGCAGCGCCTCGAGGCGGCTCGCCCACTTGCCCGACACCTCGGCCACCGGCTCGGCCGGCTTGGTGTAGTCGAGCTTAAAGGCCTTGTAGCTTTCCTGCGTGCTCATGTCCTCGTGGCCGAGCATCGCCTGCCAGAACACGGTTTCGTTGACCTTTTTCCACTTCGGATCGCGCGCATAGTGCAGCTCGAAAACGGCACGCGCCCATATCTTGCGGCTGTCTTTGAACACGCGTCGCGGGTCGTTGAATACGCGCTTTGTCAGTTGGTTCAGGTTGCTATGCACCCGATTGTTCACCGCGACGTTATCCATTCCCTGCAGCTCCTGGACCTCGGGCAGATCCCGCAGCGCCTTGATCGAAGCGAGCACCAGGTCAGCGGAAACGAGGGTATAGATCCGATAGCTGTCAGAGTAATCGACGCCCTCGCGGCGCTTGGCCTGGCCGGCGAACTCGAGCTCGAACTCGCCCGCCTTCTTGAACCGGCCCAGCTTGAGCACCTCGATTTCGCGCCGGCCGGTCGCCAGGGCGATGCCGAGGGTCAGATGCGAGAAGTAGGGCGAGACGGTGCCGTCGCCGCGCAGTTGCTGCGCCGACAGCAGGTCGTTGATCGTGGCCATCAGCCAATGAAAATTTATCTCGACCGAGTTCGTCGCCTGGACCTCGAGGCGCTCGACCGCCTCGGACGCGAGCTCGGCTTTCGTGGCGGCGGGAAGGGTCAGATGCCGCATGATCTCGTGGTCGAGCTTGAGCGTGCGGATAGCCTCGTAGGCGTCGTCGTCGCGCGCCCGGCGAACCTCGACCAATAGGTCGCGGTGCGCGAATCGCAGATCCTTGATGTCGGCGTGATCGAGCATCGCCTGCAGCGCCTCGGCCCACTGAGGATGCTTGCGGGCGATGCGCCCGACGGACTCCTCGAGCGCGTGATGCCGCCAGTTCTGTGCGGTGACCGCGTTGCGGATGATGGTCAGATAACGGCGGTAGCTGGCCGGCGCGAGCTTGTCCTCGTCCTTCCGGCGGCGATCCTCGTACAGACCGTTTTTAATGCGATCGGCGAGCCGCGCCAGCCGCTTAGTTTTGTCGCCTCGGCTCAGTTCCGCGTCGCCATCGATAGCGCGCACGCCTTCCAGCAATGTGCGAGTTACGTCCTCTAGATCAACCTTCCTGCCCATCGTTCGAGCCTCCTTTGGCATACACCGTTAAGCATAGCGGCAATTATACAACCTGTATTCATACACTGCAACGCATTTATCATGATGCATACACCTTTAAGCAGAGTACAAACATGCGTCATGGTGTATATGTGCGCAAAGGTGTATGCACCATATGCGCCTTATATACGTATATAA